TGGTTTAACCTTAACTGCCGCAAACACAATCATATGGTATGCTCCATGCACGAGTGTTGAAACGTATCTTCAAGCAAACGCAAGGATCGATAGACCCGGACAGAAGAATCCGATGACGATCGTACATGTAAGAGGTAGCGCTGTTGAAACCAAGCTCTATCAAATGTTGCGCAACAAGATCACCGACCACTCCAAAATAATTGATCTTTATAAAGAAGAAATTTTACAAGAAGACTTGACAATGTCTAATCAAGACATATAATATCAAGACCATAACAAAGAAAGGAACTAAATTATGGACGATACTGTTCAGGAGGAAAGACCCCCCGTCGATGTTGACAAACTTGCACAAGCGTATATCAAGATGCGTGATGCACGTTCTGTTATCAAGCGGGAGTGGGAAGAGAAAGATAAAGAGATCCAAGCACAGATGGATCTGATCGAGCAAGCACTGCTTGATCTTTGCAAAGACCTAAACACCAACACACTTGGCACAAGTCACGGCACTGTTATTCGTTCGGTTAAGTCACGGTACTGGACGAATGACTGGGATTCTATGTATCGGTTCATCAAAGAACATGGTGCGTACGGCCTATTGGAGAAACGAATTCAGCAAACGCATATGAAAGAGTTTCTACAAGAGAATCCTGATGTTTATCCCGAAGGGTTGAATGTTGAGAATCAGTTTACCGTGGTTGTTAGACGTAAAAAGGAAGAATGAAATGAGTAACGTAGCATTATTTAACCAAGACTTACCCGACTTTCTGCAATCTGCACCAGTCAGTGAGTTAACCAAAAACTTGGCCGGTAAATCCGGCGTCCCCCGCATTGTGCCTAAGAACGGAATCTTCCGTAAGATGCTCGGCACTGATGAGCAAGGCAAAGTTAAAGGCGATTTGGAGGTTGTGATCATCAACGCTTCACCAAAAGTGGGACGTATTTTCTATGCGAAAGCATGGAATCCTGAGTCAGAGCCAACATCTCCCGACTGCTTTTCCAACGACGGTCAAACACCCGATAAAGGTTCAACCAACCCACAATCTGAGCGTTGCGATTCTTGCCCCAACAACATCAAAGGTTCAGGTCAAGGCACATCCAAGGCTTGCAGATACACACGCCGTATCGCAGTGGTTCTTGAAGAAGACTTTGGTACTTCATTAGAAGGCCGAGTCTATCAGATGAACTTGGCATCCAAGTCTTTGTTTGGTGAGGGCGTCGGAGACAACAAGTTTGTTTTTGAAGACTACACAAAACATTTGGCAAACAACGGCAAGAGCATTGAGCATATTGTCACCTCGCTGAGCTTCAATGAGAACAATGACAATCAATCTATTTTGTTCACGCCTATGCGCTATATCACTAAAGATATTCACGCAGTCACAAGTAAAGCCGCCGCTAAACCTGAAGTGCAGAAGATGGTCATCATGACACCATACGAAGCACAGGCAAGTGGTATGAAACCTTTGGCTAAACCCGAAGTCAAAGCTGAGCCCAAATCCGAAGTGGTGGAGGAGCCAGTTAAACGACCCAAGGCAGAAGCCCCAACAGTTGCGCCCAAGAAAGACTTGGACGATGTTCTTAAAGCATGGAGTGAGGAGTAATTATGAGCTACGGCTACAGTCAACGTTTAATTGAAGCGAATAAAGTAGCGGGTGATTCGTTGGGTGTAGCCCTTGGCCGTCTATGCATTGAACGGGACATATCGGTTAATCATATTTCTAATGATCTAGGTGTGAGTCGTGCCACGATTTACAATTGGTTTTGGGGTTTAACAATCCCTGCTAAGAAATACGAAGAGTCGATTGCCACGTTCATGCGTCAGCACAAGAAACGGAAGTAAACATGTTCGATCTACTGAATGCTGTTCTACCAGCAGAGGGTAGGTACTGCGTGTTCGGTTTGGGCAAGTTTCCAGACCAACGCTTTTGCGATACACGTGCTGAAGTCGAAGCAATAGCCCAAGAGTTCGTCAAGAACAACGTCAATGCTTTTTATGGTTGTGCCAAGTATGGGGAGCAAAATAACCGCACCCATGCCAACGCTAAATACTTTAGGGCATTGTGGATTGACGTCGATTGTGGTGAAGCTAAAGCGGCTGAAGGCAAGGGCTACCGCACCCAAGCAGAAGGGTTGAAGAAGTTCAAAGAGTTTTGCAAAACTGTTAAGTTACCCGCACCGGTCATTGTTGATTCAGGCTACGGCATCCATGCCTACTGGCTACTAGAAGAAACAATCGAACGTCGTGAGTGGGAGCCATTGGCCGACAGGCTTCATGAGTTGTGCAAAGAGAATGAATTCATAGTTGACCCTGCTGTTTTTGAAGCATCACGAGTACTGAGAATACCTGGGACTTTTAACTTTAAAGGCGATACACCTGTTGAAGTAAGAGTAATCAACGAAGTTTCTGAACGTATTCCCTACGCTCAGATGAAAGAACTACTCGGCGCACCCGAGCCTAAAGAACTACCGCCTGACTTTATCCCCAAGGGTTTGAGCCCCCTGATGAGCCAGTTGGTATCGAATCGAGTCAAACGGTTCAAGACAATCATGATGAAGTCGGTTGAGGGTAAAGGCTGTGCACAGTTACTGTACTGCTTCCAAAACCAAGACACAATTGAATATAACCTTTGGCGCAGCGCGTTATCGATTGCTGCTTTTTGCGTAGACAGAGACACCGCTATCCACAAGATATCGAAGAATCACCCTGATTATGATGAACGGGAGACTGAACGCAAAGCCGACAACTTGGTCGCTACCGGAGCCCCGCATCATTGCCTAACATTTGAAAAGAACAACAAAGGATTTTGTGATGGATGCACACACCGTGGAAAGATTAAGTCGCCTATTGTATTGGGCGAAGAAATTGCTGAAGCTGATGACGAAGACAATACCATCGAAGTTGAAACCGAAGAAGGCATCGTAGAGACGCACAACATACCGGAGTACCCATTCCCATTTTTCCGTGGTAAGAACGGCGGCATCTACCGCCGAGGTGATGACGAAGAGGATGAAGTCGTCCAAGTGTACGAGCATGACTTGTACGTATTAAAGCGACTGGTTGATCCTGATGCTGGCGAAGTTGCACTCATCAAACTGCACCTACCAAAAGACGGGATAAAAGAGTTTGTGGTTCCCCTGACCTCAATCACGGTTAAGGAAGAACTCAGAAAAACATTGGCGCACTACGGTGTGGTCTTGTTTACCAAGCAATTAGACCAAATGTACATCTACATGATGACATTTATTAAGAACATGCAAGTAGAAAGAAGAGCAGATATTATGAGAACACAATTTGGTTGGGCTGATAATGACAGCAAGTTTATCATTGGCGAGCGTGAGATTACCAAAGACGGCGTGTTTTATAGCCCGCCATCCATCGCTACACGGGGTATCGTGGAGCACATCCACCCCAAAGGTACACTTGAGAAGTGGAAGCAAGTATTTAATATGTACGGCCGACCCGGTCTTGAGCCCCATGCGTTTGCCGCACTGACTGCGTTTGGTTCGCCCTTGCTGAAGTTCACCGGCATGAGCGGTGCGATCATTAACTTGATCCATGAGAAATCAGGATCGGGTAAGTCAACGGCTTTGTTTATGTGTAACAGCGTATACGGACATCCTGTTAAGCTGGCGTCGCAGTGGAAAGATACTGCTCAGTCCAAGATGCACCGACTGGGTATCATGAACAACCTGCCCAACACGATTGACGAGATTACAAACACGTCACCCGCAGAGTTCTCTGACTTGGCTTACAGTATTTCTCAAGGCCGTGGCAAGGACAAGATGAAGGCACAAACCAATGAGATGCGCATCAATAACACGGTGTGGAACAACATGACTTTGGCTTCATCCAACGCTAGCTTCTATCAGAAACTTGGGGCGTTAAAGAATTCACCCGACGGTGAGTCCATGCGTTTGATTGAGTACAAGATTGAGCCTAACAACATCCTCGATATAGCCGTCGCCAAAGAGATGTTTGATCATCAGCTTAGAGAAAACTATGGCCATGCCGGTGAGATTTACTGTCAGTGGCTTGTGAATAATCTTGAAGAAGCCAAGTCTTTGATTCGGGAAGTCCAAGCAAGGATCGACAAGGAAGTTCAGTTCACCGCACGTGAGCGCTTTTGGTCTGCAGTTTGTGCCTGTAACATTGCCGGTGGGCTGATCGCCAAGAGTTTGTTATTGCACGACTACGACATGAAACTTGTGTACAAGTGGCTGGTTAAAATGCTCGGCGAAATGCGTGAAGACGTTAAGCCCCCAGCAGATGTACCGTTCACAATCTTGGGTGACTATATCAACTCTCACGTGGCTAATACTTTGGTTGTGAATGGAGAAGTTGATTCACGCAGCGGGCTAAGCACTATGCCTATGCTAGAACCTAGAAACGAACTATTAATCCGTTACGAACCGGACAACAAAATACTTTATGTGGTCGCTAAACCATTTAGAGATTACTGTGTGCGTAACCAAATTAACCATAAAGAACTACTTATCAAGCTGAAAGAGGTAGGTATTTATAAAGAAACCATGAATAAACGCATGGCCAAGGGCATGAAGGTTGTGTCTCCTGCCGTACGGGTATTGATGTTTGATGCTTCAACCACTGAGTTTTTACAAATCGAACCCAATGAAAATAGAAACGGTGAGTTATCAGATAAACTGGAAACGGTTTAAAAAGGGAACTTCTTTCTTCGTGCCCTGCATCGACCCAAAGGCCGCACGTAAATCATTGCACGTGGTTACAAAGCGGCTAAATATCGACACGATCTCAAAATGTGTCGTCGAGGATGGGATAAGAGGATTGCGGGTCTGGCGTGTTTGAACTACAATAGACCCATCGGCTTCCTGCAGTTGCCGATTTCTGAAGAAAGTTAGTTCCTTTCTTTGCACTTAAAACCCCGCCTATGTGCGGGGTCTTTTTATGGGTTAGGGCTAACCCTATGTGATGGCCCGAGAACCTGCCCTGCCATCGGCATATTCTTCTCGTTGAGCTGAGCACCTCTCCAATTAAGCCCCAAAGCATCCATCTTAGATTTGTACGATGCGTCAATGCTGTCGATTGTGATGGCACTGTCTGGGTATGTGGCCGAGTACTTCTT